GATCAACGATCACGTTCTAAGCTATCTCCACAAGCTCAAGCCCGCTGAGCGTGAGTTCGTTCGTGAGAAAGTAAAGATGGGAAAGTTCCTCATTCGATCTATCATGCAGCGCCAGTCTACCCTCGGCCGCGTGTCTAATGCGATCGTAGACTATCAACAAGACTTCTTCCGCAGCGGCCAGATCAAAGATCTCAAGCCTCTCACGATGGCTCAGATCGCCACGGTCTGTGAGATCCACGAAACCACCGTGAGTCGCGCCGTCTGTAACAAATACATCTCTACTCCGCGCGGGACATATGAACTAAGATTTTTCTTCACCAGTGCTATCGTAAACCATGAACAAAACACCATGCAAAGTAACCTCTCAATAAAAAATCAAATCGCAGAGATCATCTCACGAGAAGATAAGTCTCGCCCTCTCTCGGATGAGGATATTGTCTCACTCCTCAAGAACACAATCGCTCGCCGGACAATCGCTAAATACAGAGCAGAACTAGGTATTCAACCCTCGCACTTAAGGAAAGTCTATGCCTCCTCAAAATGAAGACGACCAAAAAGAAATCACCCCGCAAGAACTCTGGGGATTACTCTTCCCATCGTGCTCTTGTCATGTCGATGCAGAGCGAGGGCATTTCATCCGCCGAACTGGCGGGAATAATCTTGCCCATGCGATTGTTGCTACAAATGAAACAGCCGACTGGGTTAAGGCTCACTGCGCAAGTGAGCATCTCCATATTCAGAGAATCAACGAAGACGGATTCTCTTACTCTGTCATCTGGGACAGCACCGATTGGAACCTCTCCGACGAACGCCGCAGAATCCTTCGTGCAAACCATCTTGCCTCTGACATATCCTACATCCGCAAGAAAGCGGAAGATCTCCGCGTAGAGATGATCAGTGATGCACTCGCTAAAGCTAAGCTCTTCAACAGACAGAAGGCAACCGAGGTCGCCATCGCGATCACTTCGCAGGGCGAAGAGGTCTATCTTAATAAATCTCGCCAACTCAACGACGCCCTCAAAGGCGCATTCAACAACATCAACTGCTATTTCCCTCTCGAAGAAGTACTAAAAATCGTAGACACAAGAAACATCCTAAACTATGAACAAAGCCCTACAACAGAAGACAATCAAAGAATCCCTGCGCCTGAAGAAAGCAATGGACAAAGCCACCAAGAAGAACGTCTTGATACGCCAACAGCTGGAGGATAAGATGCTTGCTCTGCAGAAAAAGCTAACGCCACTTCTTAATCAACGCGACAACATCAACAGATCCTACACTCAACTTGACAAACCCACGGCCGAGAGTATCGTATTCAGCGAATACGTAAGTCTCATCAGCAAAACTCCAACCGCATACGGATTCAAGAACGCTGAAGAAGTGATCTCAAAACTACTATAACATGAACATATTCGCTACTCCTTCGGGGATAAAGAAAGCCCCAGTCCAAACCGAACAATACACAAGCAAAGAAGACAGGCTTCAACAGACCGCCCTCACGACCGCCCGGGCGCAAGCTAAGAAGCTCACTGATCTGTATCGCAGAGAGCCATTTGATTGGGACTTTCTCCAGAAGGAACTCTCTCTTGCCGTAATCCCAACAGTCAAACTTGACTATGCTACGTTGTTGGGATTTCTACAGGGCTGGGTTAATCAAGCCCCAGCGCGCCAGCAAAAGGAAGCTCTTCGTCTCGCGGAAGAGCTTGCCTTGAGAGAGAAGCGCACCTATAGCACAATCGACATCAAGCTTCCCAACGGGCTAGAGTTCAAGCCCCAGCAGAAGAAAGCTATCGCGGCGCTGCTTGATGTATTGTATAACAAGAACCTCAATGGCTCTCTTGTTCCACTCGGCACTGGTAAGGGTAAGAGCTGGATCGCCGCAGGTCTCGCGCTGTGGCTACAAAAGCATGACCCTCAGAAGTTCTGTAATTTTCTCGGCCTCTTTCCGCCCATTCTGATAGTGACTAAAAAGTCTGTCGTCTTAGACTTCCGTGACACACTCAAGAAACTAGGTCTCGAATCTGTCGGACTCGCTGTAGATGTATGGTCTTACAACGAAGTCTTCTCCGCGAAAAACAGGAACTTCTTCAAAGAGGAAGTCGTAGATGTCTTCGGCCAAGCGACTAAAGTAATCCGCTTTAATCTGCCCGCGTCCGCTGCGCCCAAGCTTATTATCCTCGACGAGTGTCAGGAGATCAAGAAAGAGAAGTCTAAGCGCACAAAATATCTCGAAGCATTCCTTCAGTTCCCAGAAATCACTTGGGTCTTTACCTCTGCGACGCCCGCCGTAACAGTATGGGACACGATGTTCATGTCTATCGCAATGCGTTTACAATATGGCGCTCGACCCTTGACGAGAGAAACCTTTCCAGAATTCGCGCGCACTCTCACACTCGGCGCAGATCCCCGTCAAGCTAACGCCGCCGCTCTCGAACGCTGGGGCGCTGCGATCGGCGACCGTTTCGTCAAGCCGCCGGGCGATCCTCAGAAAGTCAAGGCTCTCAACAAAGTCAAGCTCTTCGAGATCACTGACCCCGCGAACAAAGCGATGCTCAAGAACGCGATGAAGAATTATCTTGAAGCTCTCGAACGCACAGGTCGCTCAATAGATCCACAAGGTCAAGTCATGGTTGCCTTCATGGTCATGGCCCGAGCGGCCGAGCTTGCAACCGTAGACACTTGGGTCGCCGATGCAATTCATGCCCATCAAAACGGCTATGCGCCAGTCATTGCCATTCGCTTCACAGAGACGCTCAAGGAGCTAGTGATGAAGCTATGTGATAGTGAATACTTCAAGAGCAAAGGTCTAACGAAAGAAAAGATCTCTCTAATCTGGGGTGGCAATCGAGAGATCAAGCCCGAGGATCTCCTTCCAGAAACCCGCGCGGCAGAGATCGCGGCCAAGATGGGCATGTGGATTCTCGACAATCCAGACGAGGCACGAAAGCCTAAGGCAGACGACATCGGCATCACGAAGGAAGAATTCCGCGCCTTCCACAAAGGTATCAAGTACACCTCAGAAAGAATCTTCCGAGAGATGACGAAGGATGCATTCGCACAAAGGAATGAGAAGCTCAGAGAGATGAAGCTCCACAATCAGAACCAGAAGGAACGCCATGAGAACGTGCAAGCTTTCCTCAACGGAGAGACGGAGTTCTGTATCTACACTCTATCCTCCGGCGGCACAGGTATCTCACTAGATCATCGCTACGTCCACACCAAACCCCGCAAGGTCATGAGCACGATGACTTATTGGGCAGAGGAATTTGCACAGGCTCTTGGTCGCTGCGTGCGCATCACTACTCTAACCGACACAACGCAAGACATCTATGTCCCAGAAGGCACAATCCTCAGCGACCACATGGCACCTAAGCTTGCACGAAAGTTGAAAAGTGTCGACGCTATTGGCTCCTCAAATGTCGATCTCGCTGGCGAACTAGAGAAAGCTCTTCGTGATCGAGCGACCGCCGTTAAACTAACAGAAGAAGATCTCGCCGTCGCTGAGTCCACGGGCGTGATCGAGACGGACGAGGATGATGATGATGAGGACGACGAACCTCAGGCACAGGCGGCATGATTCTTCACTACTTGATTCTTTATTCATTAACCCTATACTACCATGTACGAAAGAAAAATACAAGACCTAAAGAGAAAAAATTATTATCTCTCGATCGAAGAGAAGAAGGAGATCAGAAGCTTTATACAAAAGCATCCAGAGCTATCACAATCTAAAATCGCAGAGCACTTTGGAGTCTCGCGCGGTCTGATCTCAAACATCCAGCGCACGCCGTCGAAGTATGAATACTATGAGCGCAAGATATCTGAATTAACTAACCTCGTCAACAAGCAACACGATAGAATCTTCCAGCTAGAGTGTGAGCTAAGAAAACTAACGCTAAAAAAATGAGCCGCTTTCATCAACGCGGTGAGCAATACGTAGCCAAACATAAGACAGGATCAGTCGACGAGGTGTATCTTGATAGAGATGAACTCGCCGCCGCGCGCAAGGCTATCATGTCTTATAAGCTAAAAGATCCCGGTCCGTCTTTATATAGTAAGAGAAAAAATAAACCAAAGAAAAAATGAACATCCACGCAAACGTCCTTAACACCACAGCCGCCGACAGCTTTCTCGATAACATCCGCAAAGATGTCCTCAAGATCACAGGCGACGCGCTGAAGGAGAACAGTATCCACAATGTCGCTTCGTCCTATGCCACGCAAGATCCTGCCACGAAGAAGATGCTCAACTCTGCGATGACATATGCGGAAGAAAGCTTGCAGAGATACAACGTCCTGATCGAAGGCCCATCGGGTACAGGCAAGGAGTTGATCGCTCGCATCCTTGCACACAAACGCAAGCCTCTCAAGGCTATGAACATGGCCGGTCTTACGGATACTCTCTTCCAAAGCGAACTCTTCGGCTACATGCCCGGCGCTTTTACCGGCGCTAAATCTCGCGGGGATGTTGGCTTTCTCCGAGCAGTCGGCAAGGGCACTGCTTTCCTCGATGAGATAGGCGAGTTGCCTCTGTCGCATCAAGCTAAGTTGCTGCGTGTCCTACAGGATAAGACAGTCTTGCCCGTCGGCGCAGTCGATCCAGTCCCGATTCAATGTAAATTTGTCTTCGCGACGAATAGAGACTTGTTGAAGATGGTCAAGGAAGGATCTTTCCGTGAGGATCTATACTTCCGCATTAACGAACTCGGCTTGAAGACTCGCTCGTTGTATGATCGAGGGGTTCAAGAGATACGCTGTGTCGCCAGCGCTATTATCGAAGAAGAAAACTGGACACCTATTGGCGAGAGAGAACACTTCGGCGACGAGACGTTCTCATTTGGGAATGTCCGTGCGTTGCGTAACCTATTACTAAAACGTGAACTTGGGGAGATTGAATTGCCGGAATATGATAAAGGAGAATAAAGATATGGACAACCAACCAATCAACGACGGAGGACCGGCGTTTCCATGCGCCTATTACAGTGAGCCAATCGGAAGTATCGGTCCGCAATTTACGATCAAAGGAGGCATGACCCTGCGCGACTACTTTGCCGCTAAGGCGATAGAGGCATTGATTATCAGAGGATGGGGCTTAGAGAATGCATCTGGTAAGGCTTACGAAATAGCCGACGCAATGCTCAAAGCGAGGGAGTCTAAATGAACGATACACCAAGAACGGAAGCAGAGGTCAACAGACCGCATGGACCATTGGATGGTATTGTAACAGTCGATGCTGACTTTGCTTGCCAACTCGAACGCGAACTAAACAGAGCGTGTGAGATGTACAGAAAACTTGATATTCACGCTCTTAATCTGGTGGACATGATCATGCGACTGGAAAAGGCGGGCGATACAGTCGAAAAAAAACTTGGGTGTGGGTGTGGGTGCTATGGGCTTTGCAAAGCTTGCCAGAGCGCATCCGATAACTGGATCAAAGCCAAGGAGGCAAAGCCGTGAGTGACAAATATTTCCCGTGGCCAATTCTGATCCTCCCTTTCGGTTTGGGGTTTGTTGTTGGTATGTTGCTCGGAACGATATCAACCAACAGCTCATGGAAAACATCAGCGGTGAAGACGGGCCATGCTCAATGGGTTGCGAACGAACGCGGAGAAGCGGAGTTTAAATGGAAGGAGTGCAAATGAGCGAACCAATCTACTTTTCAACCAACAGCCACCCAATATCCAATCCAACGACCCAAATCATGCGGGTCGATCTGGATGGTGGGTTCACGGTCAACGAATCCATACCCGCCACAGACGCTGCCAAAATGGTTCTTGGACTGATGAAGCAGGAATGGCTGGCCGATGCACAGGCCACCAAGATTCGCGAGCAAGAGGAGTATATCAATCGGTTAGTGAAAGCTGGAAACTACTTAGACGAATGTCTTTTATCTATAGCTGGAGAGAATCTTCCAGCAAAGCAATTGTGGCACAAAGCCAAGGAGGCCAAGCCGTGAACCATCACAACAAAACAAAATGAACATATTCAACCCAACAAAACAACAACACGACCCAGCCGCTCTGCTAAAGCAAGCGGAAAGTCTTCTCAACAAAACCGAGCGCAAGCAAGGCTGGCCATACTACGACATCAAGCATGCTGTGCAGTTTGCTCAGTTGGTGATTAAGCTCTCTAAGATCCCCTCTAAAAAGGCGACCATCAATTCCTTAACACTCAGGCAGCAACCTCAAACCATACGCGCCCGCCTATCACAAGGCAAAGCATTCATCAACGACAAAGGTGTCGGGGTTCTTCAAGGCGCTATCGACCCTGATGATATCCCCATCGTCGACGAGCTAAAAGAAAAGGTGCAGATCTCCGTCCGCAAAGTCAACCTCATCATCGAACTCGTTGAGCCTGTGGATAATATCCTCGATGCAATGACACCTCTCCTCGGCGGCAGCGATGAAGATCCTTTCACATTTAACGAAGAGATCTTCCGCGAAGAGATCATCTCATTCGTCAACAGCGGCGAGGTGGGAAGTCAGGCAAGCTGGCAGAACTATACTTCAAGTGCGGAGAAGTTCGCCCGGCAGCTCGCCATGCAAGACAACACAATCATCATCGAGACCACGCCGAACGAACTCATCGCGATGAAGATGAGTGAGGAGATGTTGAAGGGTCTGGAGTGATAAATAAAACACAACCACAAAATGCAAATCTTCTTACCCTACGCAGACATCGAACAGTCTGCTCGCGTGCTAGATACACAGCGCCTCATGAAACAAAGGGTCGAGTCTTATCAAATCCTCAACACCATACAAGGTAAATCAGAGGGCTGGCGCAGTCATCCCGCCGTGCGGATGGTGCGAGACTATCCAGCTTGGCTTTGTCTTTACTCTATAAAAATATGTCAAGAAGCCCGCGCTCGTGGCTACGTTGATAACCTCCTCCCGCATTTCGAGAAAGAGATTCTCACATATCCCTACATCATCCAGCCGCATTGGCTCGGCTCTTATCTACACAAGACACATCAGAGTAATCTCATACGGAAGAAACCTGAGTTCTATGGTCCAAAGTTCCCCAATATCCCAGACAACCTACCATACTTTTGGCCGCCTCTATGAACCCATTCAAATGGTATCGCAACTGGCGCATCCGTCGCACTGAGGAGCACATCGCTTTTCTTGAAAAGTACTGCGACTCATTCCACGACAAGGATGGATCGGTCAGATACGACATCGCTTATCGTCACGATCTGTTTGATAAACGAGCCAAGGTCGCCCAGCTTCGCAAGCGGGTCTATCACCTCATGGAGTTTTAACTTATGAAACCCCTTATGCTAGGCCTAACACTACTCGCGACAGAGACAACTTTAATCGCCCTCCAGCAAGACTTCGACGCGAAACTCAGGGCAATCAGCCAAATCGAAAGCAACGACAACGACAAAGCCAAAGGCCGCCACGGTGAACTCTCGCGATACCAACTCAAACGCAGCGTCTGGAAGCAACACTTCCCTTCTGAAAAAGATAAGAGACATATTCCTTCGGACGCAAAAAGATGCGCCAAAGCCCATCTATGCTGGCTCGAACTCAGACTCTGTCTCGCCCAGCGCGTCAAGAATCCACAACCAAGGGATGTTTACGCCGCATGGAATCTTGGACTTGAAGCTTTCTCCCGGCGAGATTATGACTTTGATAGAATCCCGAACAATATCAAACGGCGAGCGGAACGCTTTAATAACCTTTATGAAGAATATAGAAACAACCAATGATATGAGTGCCTCATCAAATAACGAAGGAATCACATACGCCACGGCCATAGACTCCGAGATGCCTCCGCCAAAAGAGCATTACTTCTATGCCTATAAGCATAAGCCCAATGGCCTATGGTTCACGACCACACTATATCCCACGCCTCAAGAAGCCGAGGCCTCTTTGATTGACAAGAATCCAGCGCGCAAGAAACTCTGTTGTATTGTTCTATGATATGAGTAATTCAAATCTAAACGAACTCGATCTCCTTCTCGGCCTACCTAAACCCGTCGAAGAGATGACAGATAAAGAACTCGAAAAGTTCTTACTCAAACACTTCCCTCACACGCGCCCGACCGGTACGGATCTTTCAAGCCTACTCAATGATCCTCTCCTCAAAGGCATAGACGTTCAAGCCATCATCAATCAGACGCAGAACTTTAAGTTTAAGAAGTGAAAACACTTAAGAAAAAACGACCCGGTAATAATGCATGCAAGCCAGTCATATGTCTTGAGACTGGAAAAGAATATGCTTCCGCTAAGGCAGCAGCTATAGCTCTCAAGGTAAATCCAGCCGCCGTCTGTCATCAAATGTATCGCGGCCAGAAATGCCGGGGCTTTACGTTCGCGTATAAGAAATAACTTTAAGCTACTCGGTGCGTTATGCAAGCTGTTCTTGCAGCAGGTTATGGTTTTCCCTGTGGACGACGCGCCGAGTAGCTTTTCTTTATCTATAAAACAATGCATAACTTAGCTACATTATTCCGGGCGGCCCAACTTACCGCGCACGAGAAACACAATACCGTTCAAGGCCCAACGTTCTTCGAGGATCATGAGTATCTTGGAGAACTCTATGGCACCTACGAAGAAGCTTATGACTCTGTCATCGAGCGCATGATCGGACTGGGCGAGAAGTGTGATATCTCAGGCGGAAATATTCAAGCTGCCGATCTGGCCAAATGGTTCTGTGATCTGGAACCTATTGACAAGTGGCCCAACATCTTCCTTGAGATCGAGACCCGCGTGCAAAAAGAAATCGACTCTTGTTGCAAAGGATCTTCAAGCGGCACGCTGAACTTCCTCCAAGGCCTGGCCGACGAGAGCGAGCAGCGCGTATATAAACTCAAGCAAAGGGCTAAGTGCGACTGTGAGGCGCCCGCCTCGAACAGCAGGATGAGCTAACAGTTTGGCTTGGGGTTAGCCTAAAAAGCCCTTCTCTTTTCTCCCTCAAATCACTCAATCAAAAAATGCAACTATCCTACAAAGACCTCCCTCATGAAGGCATTCCCGCCGTCATCCCAATCAACGCATCTGGCCTAAAGATCTCAGCTTGTCCGCGCCGCTGGTTTCTTACAGTCTTCCTTGGCCTCAAACCTAAAGAAGACATCACTGCACTCACCGTCGGCAAGATCATTCACAAGTTCGCAGAGAACATTGCCTTCGACCGCAGCGGAGAGAAGTGGCAAGACGCCTGTCTCGAAGCGTTCAAAGCAGCAAAGGAAAAGAACCTGCCGAACAAAGATCAAGATCAGATCAAGAAAGCCCTGACGGCCGCACCTCTTCAACAACTCCCAACGCCTTTGAAATTCGGTGACAATCGCGGGGCTGAGTTTCACTTCAACTTTCCTATCGTAGAGCATCCCGCCTTTGCCTATGTCGGCACTGTCGATCTTCTCAGCATAACCCCAGCGGGAATCCTTCAGATCACAGACTATAAGACGACGCGCAAGTACGCATTCAAAGACGCGGTCGCGGGCTACGAAGGCGACACGCAGTTCTCTTTCTATTACTATATCTTCCAGCGTTTTGCTTATGAGATATTCAAAGACGATATCAACTACGCCAACGCTGCGTGGTATCGCCGCATGGTGATTCGCACTCTTGTCGTCCAGATCTCTCTGCCAGCCCCAGCATGGCGCACCGGCCCCGATTGGAGTTTCTCCGCCGAGCAGCTTGAAGAGTTCGGTGGCGAGTTAAAACAAAGAATCGAGCTTTTCTCTAAGCATATCAACCAAGCTATGGCCCACGATAAGCTTCCGCCTCCTAGTGGCAAGCTCACTAACTCTTGCCCTTCTTGTCCGTTCAAACGTCTCTGCTTTGCAGACAACTCCACGCAGATCGAACTCTTCCTCTCTGAGTGCGACATCGTGAAGTATGAACCACTTTCTTGGTAATGTAGCCAAGCTTAAATAAAATGGAAACACAACAAACATCCCCTGTAGAAAAACAAAATCCAAAATGGCCCAAGACTCTGATCGCACTCGTTGGCCCGAGCGGCGCCGGTAAGTCTACATCATTCCGCAACGTAGATCCTGCACGCACCGTTATCTTCGACGCCGAGCGAAAGGGTATGCCGTTTCGTGTGCGCGACGAGAAGCTCGTTGTGCCGATCGACAGCTACGATAAGCTCACTGTTGAGTTGAATAAGGTAAAGAAAGATCCTTCTAAGGACTTAGTCGTCATCGACTCAATCACTGCCGCGATTGATCAGCTTCAGGTCAAGTGCGAAATGATGTACAAGGGCTTCGATATCTGGAAGAACTACAACGACGGCATCCAGACTTTGTGCACCAATCTCAAATCGCTGGACAAGACTGTCATCATCACTGGGTTAGAGGAAATTGTCCCAATCCAAGGCCTCGACGGCAGCATGACAACTCGCCGCCGCTTGTATGTCCAAGGTAAAGAGTGGGCAAACAAAGGCATCGAGTCTGAATGTCTTGCTGTGTGGTCTGTCTATGCTAAAAAAGAAAAAGGCAGCGACACGATCCAATATTTCTTCGCCACGCAGACCGACGGCGTCACGACCGCGAAGACTCCTATCTTCTGGGGCTTGCCTAATCCCATGGAGAATTGTGTTGTGAAGGCATTAAACAAAATTGCAGTTGAACTTGCTAAACCCTAATATTATGAACGAACAAATTGAATCCAACGATAAACAATATCCTGAACAAGAAGCCGAGATCCGCTTGGTTATTAAAGTCAAGCAGAACTCTAACGGCAGCGTTAACGGATATGTCTATAACTTCGAAGTCAATAACTACGAAGGTCTTCTCTCTAATGCAACGCAACTCGTCAGAGAGTATGACTTTCAATATTCCACAGATAAGATGATCGAAGTAACGATTGATCATGTCCTCAAAAACAGAGCCTAAACTTTGGCCCACAGAAAGCTCCCTCCCATTTGTCGGTGTTAGATTAACAATAAAACATAAAACATAAAATGAAAAAAGGTACTGAAGTCAAGCTCGGATTCATCCCCGCCAACGTCTATAAGGTTCTCGTCCACAAGACCGAGACTCGCCAGAGCGCGAAGGGTTTCAAGATGGTTGTCTGTGAGTGCGAGATCGTTGCGCCCGAGACCGCCACCGCCGCCGGTACGACCTATAAGACCCTCGGTGCAAAGGGCAATATGTACATCATGCTTGAGAACAAGAACGGCGTTGACTCTGCGCTGGAACTTCTCGCCACGCCGCTGCAAGTGACTGGTCTGTATGATGGTCTGCCCGAAGACTACAACGACATTGACGTTTCTGATGCGCTCAAATCGCTCGAAGGCCAAGCCTTCAACATGCTCGTCCAGTCGCAGCCTGAGTACGTGAGCGATGACCCGTCGAACTCCCGCGATCTCAAGTTCGCCAAGCGCGACGAGAATGGCGAGGCCATCATCAAGCGCTACAACACCCAGTTTGACTTCTCTCAAGTCAAAGGCGCTGCCTCGCCGCTTGCCGATAACTTCTAAGTCTCAGAGATAGAGTGGTTGCTATCACAGAGACACGCGCCTCTTAGAGAGAAGCGAGACTTTCTAAGAGGTTTCTTTCCTCAAGACATACATCCCAACTCGCCCGCTGGCAGACCGGAAATAGTCTGCCTTTTCTTTTCTCTTAAATTAACCACCTAATGATAGCCCTCGTTCTCCATGGACCTTCGCGCTTTGATAAAGAAAACAACGGAATACTGCTTGGCCCTGCTGGTGATTTCGTTCGTTCTGTTCTTGCTGCTCACGCCATTGATCTTGATTCTTCGGAGCAAGTCTTCGTCACCTTCGCCGACGACTTCTTCAAAGGCGCAAACAAACCAAGCGGCATCACAAAGATCATATTCGCCGGAGCTAAAAGCCTTGATTATCTACCAGCAGCTAAAGGAAAAACCCTAGACGCCTTTCGCGGCGTCGTCTATCTCTCTCCAAACAAAACCCAATACATCGTTACTTACTGGCCTCAAGACTGCGTCGACGCATGGGGCATGGAAGACGCTTTGGAGGGAGACAATGACGGCGAAGACATCCTAGATAAAGACGATGGCAAGAGCACATCCCCGACGAAGCGCAGTAACTACAGCTTTTGGTTCGCACAAGACATCAAGAAACTCCTAACTTATGACCCCGAAAAAGTTCAACCTGAACCACAAACCGTCATCTGCCAAAGAGCAGCCGAATGCACAAGTGTCTTCGACTACGACGGCCCTATCTTCTTCGACATCGAGACTCATCCTAAGACCAACACCCTTACGTGCCTCGCCATCGCGTGCGGAGAGAGTCCTGTTTATTCTGTTCCTGTGTACGATTGGGGCGGCAATCTTAATGTGGGTGTGGTTTTCTTTGCGCGCTTCATAAGAGAGTTAAAGAAAAGAAGAGTCGTCATACACAACGCCCTCTTTGACCTATGCTTCCTCGCCGCCTTCTACAAAATTCCTTTCGGCCATGATATCTATGACACCATGGTCGCAGGGCATCGCATATTCCCTGAGGCCGAGAAGTCTCTGGCCCATCAAGCAACTATCTATAGCAACAGACCCTTCCATAAAGATGAAGCAGGGAACTTTGATCCTCGCAATCGAGCACAATTTGAGCAGCTCCGCGCTTACAACGTTAAAGACGTTATTGTCCTCCGAGAGATTTACTATGGTCAGATTGACCTCATCTCAAGGGACCGTGGACTTCAAGATTCGGTCGATCAAGCCAGTCGATCCCTCGCAGACTACGCCTTCATGTCACTGCACGGAATGCACTTCGATCCCGTCAAACGACAATACATCGTCAGAAAGTGTGAAGAGAGATACAAACAGCTCAACCGCATCCTCAAGATCCTCGTAGGCTTTGACCTCAATCCCGGCAGCCCGGATCAAGTCGTTCGTTACCTACATGAACAACTAAAATACAAACCAGAGAAGACAACAGACAAAGGCGCGCCGAGTGTCGCCGGGGATGCTCTCTATAAAATCAAACTCAAGCATCCGAAGAACGTCGCTATTGATGTGATCTTCGAGATGCGTCGTATGGTTAAGCTGAAAGGTATGCTAGGATTTCAACAGTGGATTTGGGAATATTAAATATGAAAAAAGATACAAAAGAAAAAGACCCGCAAATCGCCGCATCCTTTATGCGCGCTGGGATATACGACCCAAGTAAGTTCGGTCATGTCGTCTCGATGCCCAAGCTGAATGGCCTGAGATGCATGTACATTCCCGGCTCTGGTTTTTATTCACGCGACGGGAAGCGATGGAATGATGCCGTCCTTGCTCATATCATTCCGCCCACAACGGATTACATACTCGATGGCGAGTTGTATTGTCACGGGATGAGTCTGCAGAAGATCAACGCCGCCGTGGCTGTGTCTCGTATCGAGCCGGGACAGGATGCAGAACTTATCGAGTTTCGTGCATTCGATCTCGTAGAGCCTAAGTATAACGCTCTTACGCGCATGCTCTTGCTTGATAAGATCTTTGCAGATAGCAAAGGCAAGACGGCTAACATCCGCCCAATTCAGTGGTCTATCTGCAAAACGCGGATTGAACTGGATATGTGCTATCATGACTATCTTGATCAATCTTATGAAGGCCAAATGCTCAAGAGCGTCTTCGGTTCCTATATGCCACAGGGCACAAAGGAGCGCTCGACGATGAACCTGCAGAAGCGCAAGGCTTTCCTCGACGCAGAGTTCGAATGCATTGGGCGCGTCGTCTCTGATGAAGGCAAGTGCAAAGGTAAGCTGGGCGCGCTTGAGTTTATCACATCAAAGGGCGTGCGCTTCGAAGTCGGGACGGGCTTTACGGATGAGGAACGTGAGGAATTCATTACCCCAAACTATCACTTCCAGAAGAAAGCAACGATCAAATATCTCAACCTCACCGACGACGGTCGCCCGTTCAATGCGTCGTTTGTCGGATGGCGCGATGACGTTTAACATATGCCCCAACAACCACACATCCACTGTCTGACCTCACTTAAGGTCGCCGGGACTGGCTCCTTCCGTCTCGCCTCTGGACAATTTCTTGGCGACTACGGAGCGAATCTGCAGAATCCAGACAAAGAAGCTCTTGATATTTACATCGCCCCGCCGGGCCACACATTCGTGCAATGCGATCAAAGCGGCGCTGAGGCTCTTATTGTCGCCAACCTCACGCGCCCCGGCCGCTATAGAGAACTCTTCAACGTCGGGATCAAACCCCATACCTTCATCGCGCTTCATATCTTCTGTGAGCAGATGCAGAACGAATGGCCTCTCGCCGGTAAATCACCGAGCTATTGGAAATCCCTATCGCCCACCGAACTTAAGCAAGACAAAGATTGGAAACCCCTCGACAAAGCAATCAAATCCTCAGATAAAGAATACAAGATCGGCAAGATGGTTTGCCACGCTTCATCCTACAGGATGCGTGAGCGGACCTTTCAGCTTCAGACTCTCAAGCAAAGTCACGGTACTTTGACTTTAAGTCTCCAAGAATGTAAAACTTTTCTCGGCTTCTTCGCGTCCCTATTCCCAGAAATCATAGAATGGCAAGATGAAATTGAATTTCAAATTAGAACTAACCGTCAGCTCCGTAATCTGTTTGGATATCCACGCCGGTTCGAGCGTACTATTACTGACTCTTATATCCGGGAAGGCATCTCATGGGTTCCTCAGTCCACCGTGGGCTGTATCACACACCTCGCAGTCAACCGCTATAACAACGAGCGACCACTCAAAACATTACCGGCGATTAACAATAAACATGACTCTTTTCTGGCGCTGGTTCCAGATGGGATTGTCACTGACACGGCGAAGCTCATGCAAGAATGCCTCGCCATTTCTCTCACAGGCCGAGATGGCATAAACTTTACGATGAAATCTGAGGCCCAAGCCGGGAAGAACTGGGGCAAGTTCTCAAAAGAGAATCCACTTGGTATGAGAGACTTAGCCTAACAGTGGCCCAAGAAAAGCTCCCTCCGCTTTACCCAGTATGAGACAGACGAACGACCGAATAACCCAGATCACAAACGCGATCAGGGAAAAAGTAAAAGAGTGGCCGCCCAACCTGCCGCCGCCCTCGGTCGTTATTGTACATGAGACCCATCTTCCCAGCGAGTTCGATCCGAGCTTTGAGAAGCTAGAAGGTTTCGACGTAATCACCACACTACAAATCCGCAAGAACTCTGTAAGACTCGCATACTTGCATGAGCCTATATGAAGACTGGTGTTTGTACACAAAAGACGTACAAAGCCCGCAGCCGTTTGTCGATGCTGCTTTCTATTTCATGATCGGCGCCGCCCTTCAAAGGCGCGTCTGGTTCGGAGACTTAGACTTCCACGCAGTATTCCCAAATCAATACATCGCTTTCATTGGACCCGCTTCGGCGGGTAAATCTCTCATTACGAGTCCGATGAAAGAACTCCTCGAAATCCCCGCCGAGATCAAAACTCCAGAGAATGATCTCGCTGCCGAACTCCTCGGCGAAGATGCCTCAGACAACCGCAAAGGCGCCCGACAGCCTCTTATCTATATCGCTCCGAACAGTACAACCTTCGAGCAATTCACAATGGAGACTTCAAAGGTCGCCTATCTCCATCGTTATGTTGATTCCGCCGGAAGAAGAAAAGCCTATCATCACAGCTCCCTCGTATTCATCCTCGACGAGCTAACATCTATCTTTAAGAAAAATGCAGAACAACTTTCAGACTTTCTTCTCGAAGCTTATAACGGTGGAAAGAAGTACGTCCGCAAACTTAAGCACAGCGATACAGACTTCTGCACAAATATGTGTATCAGCCTGCTCGGCAACACGACGCTCGGCAAGTTTCAGAGTCTACAGAATCAAGACATTCTCTCTGACGGCTTTATGGCTCGTACGATTATCGTCTATGGGATCGAAAAGCGTTTCCATCTATATTCCATTCCTCCGCTTTCGCAGGAACAGAAGGCCGCTAAAGCTCGCCTGCAGTCTTACATTCGGGAACTTTCAAAGCTCTATGGCCCTTTGGTTCTAAACGACGAAGCTAAGGAATACATCCATCATCACTTCGAACTTCATCCAAATCTCGTCCACACGAACAAACATCCAATGCTGGACGAATACTATGGCCGCAAGAATCTTCATCATCAGAAGATCTTGTTCGCCGTACACTTCGCGCGGACGTTGGATATGACAGTGACGAGAGAGGACGCAGAGAAAGCCACGGCTCATCTTGCACGTCTCGAAAAGGATATGCACATCCCATTCGTCGGCATGGGCCGCAATGAGAGTGCAAAGATCACAGAAGACATCTGGCGCTTTATCAAAACCTCACATAGATCTACAAAGAAATCTATCTTCGTTCGTTTCTATCAATCCCTTAAAACACCCGATGAACTCACTAGAGTCCTCGATGATCTCACCACAATGGATAGAATCTGCCGTGTCAAAGAAAACAACATTGAATACTATGCAGCCAAATAATAATACAGAAGAGATCTTGCGTCAAGCAATGATGAACGTAGGAATTGGTGTCATCCCAACCACCAACCAACAAGCCACTATGGCCCTTGAAAAAACAAATGCGGGTCGTCGACAAGAGTTCCTAGAAACCGTCAAACACTTCGTCTGCAAAGACCGCAACGTGACCCATGGCGACGCTGAGGATAACTTCCGCGTTATCTCACAGCTTTGGAATGTCTATTTGCACAATAGCAAATGTGAGCCAGCCTCACAAGACCTCAACTCCGTCGACGTTGCCATCATGATGTGCCTCTTCAAAACAGCACGCTTGATGGCCAATCCCAAGAACATGGAGAACTGGCACGATCTCGCAGGCTATGCAGCCTGTGGCGGTGGTATAGTAATGAAGAAGTTAGAAGAAGAGAAACCCTAACAAAAAGAAAACCCGCTCTGCTTATCACAGGGCGGGTTTTTTGTTTTCTAATTTTATCGTATCCCACTCATTCCTTCTATCAAACTCTTCCGATATTTGTTTTCTTGTTCTCTCGTTAGATACCGCTTCAGCGTCTCAGCCCCAGCGCCTTCCTCTGCGCCTTCGACAAAGCTCAGATATCTCGCTGCTTTCATCGGCTGCCTTTCCAACGAAGGCATGATCTGATTCTGACTTGTCTTATACTTCCTAATCCGGCTCGCATAATCTTCTGGCGTCGTTGCTTCTTCGCGCGCCCTCGACACCAAAGAGAATGCCTCTTCGCCGGTCTGTGGGGTTATCTCGCCCCGCTCGAATTCCCTTTCTGACAGATTACTATAGTTCACAGCAAACGTGCCGCCCTTATTAGGCAAGCCCGTCAACTCATCAAACAACCGACGCTTACGCCGATCATCATAACGCAGATTCTCATCCTCATCCAACCAATTCCTTGCCACGCGCAAAGCCTGCACATGACCTGTCAGTGAATCCTGCAGCAAAGCCTTCAGCACCAAGCCGAAGTCTTCACCATCATCAAGCGCTTTGCCAGCAGCCGCCGCACGCTTACTCACATCATAGATTGCATCAATCGCAGGCATGGTCGCAATGCCTTGTGATACACCACCAGCGTATGCATCAAGAGTCATCTTAACCAAATCTCCAGCGAATCCAAATGTGCCCATCTTCTGAGCCATCGACAGAAGTTTCTGCCCAAGAAGCTGTCCGCCATCAGCGCCAAGCTCACCTTGATTCTGCTGCATCCAGCTTTCGAGTTCTTTCCATGATATGTCTTTGCCCTCGCGGTTATTCAACCATTCCTGCACGGCCGCAATAGAACCACCGCCCAGCACACCAATCAACATCTGTCCGATCAGAGGCTTCATGTTACCTTGCAGCGCAGGCTGTATAGCATACTTAACGAACGAATCATACTGTCCAATGCTCCACTTGCTCCATGTCAGATAAGGCGCAGCGGCCCCTTCGAGAACAGAGGCGGGAAGTTGTCGCATGTCATAAGAACCTTGCAACAAACGTCCAACCTGCGCCGCGAGATCAGCATCCGACCGCGTGCGCCAATCAGGCGTAAGCGTATCCAACATCTGCGTGGCATTCTTATCGCCACTCAGCGCAAGCTTCTTATTAATCCCAACGATAGTCTCGCCCCAGCCTTGCGCAATTACACGCGCAGCAGATTCAAGATCGTTAACGAATGTTGCTTTTGATAACACACGAGCAGCCTTATCCATGAAAGCCGTAGAGTCTTCAGCGATGCCCAACACCTGACGCATGTTCTCAGCGGCATCACGCTTATTCAAACCCGACGCGTAAGAACGCTCTTTCAACGCGGCCCAATCTCCAATGCGTTTAGTAAAATCAGCAAGCCCGCTCGCATATTCACTGCCTTGCAGATAAGCCAAACCCTTAAACATCGACGTGCCGATGTCGCCGACCTTCGAGACAGGTCCAATCGTAGATGCACTAACAAAACGCCCGAAGCTCTGCAATGTGCCATCTGTACGCTGTGCCGGTGTTCCACGATACTCACGCAGAACAGACTGCACGCTCGGCTCGTTGATAATCAGCGGCGTGCTTTGAAGAACATTCGCAGGAATAGGCTGATTGTTCAACATCGTCTTTGCGCCCAAAGCAGCCATCGCTACAGGCGAACTCTCGACATGCTGCTGATACGCAAAGTCCGTGGCCGAACGCCGCGTATAGTTATTCAGAATGTCGATGATATCGTTACTGCGCCAGCTAGGCGGCAACGGATAACCTTCAGGCTTACGAGCACCGGAGAACGGAATGCCGCTCTCGATGCCCGGCGGTTTCGAAGTAATCCCAACGCGCTCTTGAAACTTCTCGTCTGCGTATCTTTGCGCCTCAGCCAACGATGCGCCGTCGGCCTGACGTAGCTGAGTGTTCCATTGCTTGAAATCATTCTCAAGCTTGGTATACTCAGGCGATCCTTGCATCGTGGTCAAGATCCGCTCAACATCGTCTGCTATGGAATGCAACGGAAAGTATGTCGGATTAGTGCCACGCGCTCGTTGACCGGCGGTATCGCGCACAGTAAAGCCCTGTGCGTTATAGTCGTTTACGATTGCCGGGAGATACTCATTACGGAGTTGATCATAAGCTGCGCGGATATCGCTCGCAGGAGTAGAGCGCACGCCTGAATCAAACTCCCCGGCGAGATGATTGAACAAACGCACACGGGCTTCTTCAGGAAGCGCGCTCGTAAGAGAGAACTTACTCGACCATTGACCTTGTTTGAAGTCGCGGGTGTTGTAAGCAGCCTTTACGTTTGTAGCCACATCAGCGAACGGACCGCCCTTTGAGGCGAGATAATCGAGTTCTGCTGGGGTCTTGGCTTCGGAGAGGATAGAGCGTTGATAACGGATGTCATTACTCTGTTTGTTAAACCGTTCCGACAATGGAATGACGTTGCCAGCATTATCACGAGTAACTGGATCTGCAAGTTTAATCTGATTTGGTTTAGTTGTAAGATATTCTGGTACACCTAAACCTGCATAGTAACCTTTTACAGAATCAAAACCCTTACCCATAGCCTCAGATAGTTGTTCTTTACCTAACTCACTGCTAGTTAGGAATGACGACCTTTCTATGTCACGGCCTTGCACAGCAGGATTTTCCATCTGTGCGTATAGCTTCATAGCCTGAGCTTCAGGATAATCACGTCGCAAACTCTTCAAGAATTTGTCAGCAAGTTCTTTAGAGTCTTGTGTATATACCGGACGATCAGCTTCGGTCCACGATGATTGGCCCACATGATAAAGAGGACCTTCGTTATATCCTGCCACCTTCGCCGCCTCATTAACCATGCGCTGCGCCGTCTCCATGTCACCAGCTTCAACTGCGCGGAGATAAGCAGCGTCATTTTCAAGAGCACGCTGCATCCTCTCCTCAGCCCCACCAGTCTTCGCCACAGCAACACCCTTCCAAGGCACAGCTTCCGTAGTCGCATAGTGCATCCAAGCGAGAGCGTCTTCGGGCGAGAGCTTCATCCCAACCATGCTCTTGACGGACGATTTCAGCGCATTGAACCACTGACGAATCTCGCCCGGTTTGACGTTAGGATGCTGCTCACCGAACGCTTGAACGAGACCTTCCTCCAGCGCAATGTCTCTCGCCTGTTGTTCAGTGTGAACAGGATTACCATTCTTATCCCGTGCAGCCAAGCGCGCTTCGTATTCGCGTCGATATGCCTCAGAACCCTCAGCGGTGTCCATCAGCGAACGCTGCATCCGCTCATTGGGAGATGTCTTAAAAACATCGTGACCAATTTCGTGGATCGCAGTGTCGGCTGTGGCCGCGAGAGGATTGATGTAGATAACACGCTCGCCATTTTGATTGACGACATATGCGCCGCGAATGCCTTGGGCCTGTTGCTCGGGCGTAGCGGGCACGATCCTCAAGCCGCGACGAGCCGCAAGTTGAGCAGCCGCATCGAGGTCAGCCTGACTAAGTAAGCCTTCGCCACCCGGACGTTGCAAGCGCGAGTATAGATCATCAGCAATAGCACGCGCGTCAGCGAGTTCTTGCTTGGCTTGAGCGATTGCTGGATCACTTTGTTCTCTAATATTTTGACGAATATTAGGACGCTCGCCTCTATTAGCATATAACAACTCGGCTCGTCGCGATTTCAAAACCTGCAAACGCTCGGCAGCTTCATCACTCAAAGCCTGCGCGGCTTCAAGATCCTGCAGCTTACGCAACTCAGCCGCATTCTGTTCAGACTCAATGCGAGCATTCTCAGCTTGAATAGCCTCAGCCTTCGCAGCTTCCTCAGGCGTAGGCTTGAGAGCTTCTTTCTGCGCCATAACCTCCAAGCGGTTATCTTGATAACGACCCATTATCGTAGCATCCTCAGGCCGCAAGAACTTATCTTGCACACCACGCTCATGCGCCGCATTCAAAGCTTCCTCAAGCGAGGTCGCAAGGAACTGAGGGAACTTCTCAGGATTCTGAACGACATCATAAACTTCGGGCAAGCCAGCCAATTCAGCTGACATACCTTTAGGCAGTTTTTGTTTAACTTGTTTAGCCGTGCGTTCGATGTCTGCAATGCGCTCAGATTCCGGACGCTTCCACCATTCCATCTCAGGTCGAGTCTTAAACAACTCAACCTCGCGCCCAGTCATTCCGCCCGCAGCCATCTGTCCGCGAGTCTCGTCCATGATGCGAGCAGATTCAGCCTCGCCAGCCACACGAGCAGCCTCACTAGACTCAGCCGCAGTAGTACGAAGCGCAGCGAGATCCATCGGAGACTCTGCCGCAGCAACATCAGGCTTTAGCGGAGTCAGACCAAATCGACGACCAAGCTTCGTTGGATCAGCAAAGAGACTTCCAAGGGCAACATCAGCAGCAAAGCGCGGGGCAGAGAACTCGCCGCCTTGTGACATGTTGACAAGCTGACCCGCGGTCGAGCCAGCGACGTTGACGCCCACATTAGCAGCCGCCGGGATAAAAGCCGCTCGTGCAGCGTCCTTAGACATGCTGCCTAAAGGAGCAGTCAATCCTTTGATACCTCCGAACGAAGGCTTCAACGCAAGCGCATTAGGCGCAAATCCGCCAAGATAAGACGCGACGGGCTGATCTTGTTCAGCCTGAGCCATCTGTTGCAAAGCCTCAGGTGCAAAGTGTTCAAGAGCAGCCTCTTGAGCCTTCCCTGCGCCATAGCCGCCAGCGAGACCGCCGCCGATGCCGCCGATGATCGTGCCGGGCAGACCAAACATCGAGCCGCCGAGAGCACCAGCCTGTGCGCCAGCATACAAACCAGCCGCACTAGGCAGTACGTTGCCCAAGAAAGAAGTCCCCGCTGCACGCAGGGGAGACATCTTCTCAGCTACAGGCTCAGGCGCAACAGGACTCTTAACAACACGACCACGAGGATCTACGTCGTAGACCGTAGGATCATAGCCGTTATCCTTAAGCCATTTGTATTGTTCTTGTGTCATATTATTGAATATCCCAAGGACTAGATTCTTCTTCGCGTTTCTTTAAACGTTTAAGAACTTCAGGATCTTGTTGCGCACCAGAGCTAAGTAATTGTCTGTACATTTCTTTACCTGCATAACGCAAAGGATCAGTCGCAGAAGTCATAACGCCACCCATAACATCTCCAGCACCCCGCATAAAACGAGGAACAAGTGCCGTGTTTTGCGGCGCAGGCGCAGGCAAAGCGCCGCCCATTCTAACGCCACCGCCCGGAGGAAGTTTTGTATCAAGCAAAGGTCCTCCAAGTATGCCACCATTTGAACGGTCAACCTGCGGCGAGTCAGGAAGATCTTTAGGAACAGTCACGGGCGGAACATAATCTTCCCAGCCGCCTTGAGTCATACCGGGAACCATATTACCTTTAGCATCCTTAATCATCCCCATACCTCCCGGCGTATAAGTACGAACAGGTTCGCCAGTAGTTTGGTTAAAGATTGTCATACCACCTTTGTCGGTAGTGTGAACGCCAAAACGCGGCTGATTAGCTACGCGATTCTGAAGTCCAAATTGTGCGTCACTCAAAGCATTCTGAGTGCGCATGTTTTCAATCCGAATATCACGATCTTCTTTTTCAGCTTGCAATCGCGCAATACGATCCTGCTGAGCATCCGCAATCTGCTGCTTAGTTAAACCAAGCCGCTCACCTTCGCGTGCATCACGACGCCTATTTTCTTCTTCATTCGCGGCCATCTGACGCTCAAACCTCAAAGCTTGCGGCTTGTCAGCCTCACGCATACGATTAAGCAAGCGCTCTTCTTTCTTCTGCTCAGCAGCCTCAGCGCGCCACTCAGCACCTTGAGCTTGCTGAGCCTCAATGTTCATGCGATTAGACTCATCGCCAAGCAAACGCCGGAAGAAACCGCCAACGCCTTTAGACTCTTGATAAGGCACGTTCTCGCCGCCAATGGCCTTGCTGGGATCATACGCCTTGTTAGCACGCTCAGGCACAAGGAAGCTCAGATCAATGCGCGGACCGCCGCCTTGGATCATGTAGCGAGCAGAGCTGCCACGATTCTCAATAGGCTGCTGAGTCTCCGTAATCATCTGAGGCTTTGTCGTAGCCTCTCCATCCGCAACACTCATGGCCTCAGGGCCAGTTTCTTGAATGGGTGCAGCAACCTCACGAGACGCCAGAGGCGCGCCCGTGGCTGCAGTTTTACCTTTACCCGAAAACAACGTCGGATCAATAGTCGCACGACGTTGAGGCGCAGTATATGACGGACTCGCATAGCGAGCACGCGCGATATTCTGAGCGTATTTGTTAATATCTTTGGCCATAATTACTCCACAAAGTTCTCACCAGCACTTGTCACAGCGCCAGTATGTTTTTGAATGTTTACGAAAATTAAAGGAAGGTTGCTGTTTTGTAGCCAGTGTCTTTCGCCCTTGCGAATATTATAAAGTCTGAAATCAAAGAAAGGCCACATCTTGGTGATGTGACCTTTGTTGATTACGCCTTTTCCGAAGAGCTTAAAGAACTTGCCATCAAAATCGTGATGATGCGGCGGGACGTAAGTCAGCGCGGGTAAATGCCAGAGTTCCACGGCCCAGCGGCCAACCTTAAGTTGAACACCTCGGCAGGAACGCCAGCGCGTTCTCCGTAGTAATCCCACAGAGCGAGATAAGTTTTCTGGAGCGGACTGAACATCCATCCAAATCCTTTGCCATTGACATACCACTCAGCATGAGAGGTCATCGGCTTGATCAGAAGGGCATTCACGACAGCGCGCCAGACTTTTGAACGCTGCATGCGAGGCACCAAGAAGCG